CTTTCAAACACAAAAACAATGAAAAACATAAGTTTTTTTTGGAAAAGTTGTTGAAAACCCTTTATTTATCAACAAAAACCACTAAAAAGTTTCAAAAAGAAAATAAAAGTTGAGAGAGGTGTGTGAATACACATATTTAAATAATGAAATAAAAGAAAATGAGGTGATAATATGGAAAAAAAGAAACTGGATGCACAAGCAAAGAAGATTTTAAAACTTGCAGAAGAAAATGGTGTTAAAAATAACTTCTTCTTTACAACTACATTTGATAGATATTTAGTTTTACTAGATATGTTAGATGAGTTTAAAAAATCAATGGATGAAGAAGGTTTAACAGTTAAGAAGGAATATGTAAAAGGTAGAAAAAATCTATATTCATCCCCAGCAGTTAAAAACTTCAATTCTACAACTGATTTAGCAAATAGAACAGTTGCTACTTTGATTAAAATTATAAAATCATTCAGTGTGGAAGATGAAGAAAATGATAAAGATCCATTATTAACTATGATTAATGGTGATGGAGATGAAGAATAATAAAGCATATGAATATTGTAAGAAGAATGTAAATAAAAAAACTACACCTAAATATGTAAAACTTCAAATGAAGGAGTTCATAAAAATATGTGATGGTAAAGATAAAAAATATATTGTTAGTGAGAAGAAAGTTAAGCAATTAGAAAATATATTAAAACTATTGATAATGCCAAAAGGATTAAAAGCAGGTAAAACTCTTTATGAATGTTCTTGTGGTTATCAATGGTTATTTTATATTGCAATTCTATGTGTTGTATATAGAAATAATCCTAATAAGAGAAGATATGAAACAGGAGTATTAGAGATATGTAGAAAAAACTTCAAGACTTATACAATAGCAGCATTATTTATTCTTTTATTCTTGACTGAACCACAATTTAGTAAGTTTTATTCAGTTGCACCTGATGGATCATTATCAAGAGAAATAAGAGAAGCAATAAGTGAAACAATTAGAAGTTCACCAATTGTTTATGAGTTCAAAGATAAAAAGAGATTTAAGATATTAAGAGATTATATCAAGTTTAATCCAACACAAATAATATATACACCATTAAGTTATTCTACTTCTAGAATGGATGGTAAATTACCTAATGTGTTTTGTGCTGATGAAGTTGGTGCTTTACCAATAAGTTACCCAATTGAAGCAATGAGATCAGGACAATTAAACATTCTGAATAAATTAGGTTTTATAATCTCAACTAAATACCCAACAATAGATAATCCTTTTGAAGATGAAGTTAAATATTCAAAAAGAGTTTTGGAAGGATTAGAAAAGGATGAAACAAGATTTAGTTTATTATATGAACCTGATAAAACAAAAGGATGGGAAAATGATGATCTAATATTGCAGCAATCAAATCCCGTTGCATTAGAGATACCTGAGATATGGGAAGATTTATTAAAGAAAAGAGCATATGCAATTGCAGTTGAAAGTGCAAGAGAGAACTTTATCACTAAACATTGCAATATCATATATCAAGGTGTTGGTACTGAAACCTATATTGATACAAAAGATGTTCAAGAATGTAAAGTTTCAAAAATAGATTGGGCTGGAAGAGTTGTTTATGTTGGATTAGATTTATCAGAAACAAATGATAACACAAGTGTATCAATTGTAAGTGTAGATGATGATAATAATATACTTGCTGATAGTTATGCTTTTATTCCTGATGGAAGAATTGAAGAAAAACAAGCAAGTGAAAAAGTTAATTATAGAGAACTATTAAATAGTGGTAAAGTTATTGCTTGTGGTGATAAAGTAATTGATTACGCAGTTGTTGAGAACTTTATATTGAACCTAGAAAATAATCTTGGTGTTCAAATACAAGCAATTGGTTATGATAGATGGAATGCACTATCAACTGCACAAAAACTTGAAAAGGCAGGTTATAACCTGGTAGAAGTAAGGCAGCATTCTAGTGTGTTACATCCACCTACAAAGTTACTTAAAGAAAAGATTTTAAGTAAAGAGTTTCAATATGAAAGTAATAGGTTGTTGGAAATTAATTTTCAAAATGCTAGATGTGTATATGACACAAATAAAAATCAATATGTTAATAAAAAGAAATCAACAGGTAAAGTTGATATGGTTGTTAGTTTAATCAATGCAGTTTATTTATTGCAACAAGATTATTTCTTAAATCAAGCAGACTTTACAATACAGGTATTATAAAGGTGGTGAAATATGAAAATTGCTATGTATTACACTAGACCATTTGAAACTGGTGGTATAGAGAAAACAATGTTTTCTAGGGGAAAATATCTAAAAGAGCATGGGCATGATATTACTTTCATTTATGCAAGTGATGATAGTCCATTAGATATGCTTGAAAAGTGGGCAACCATAGGAAATGTAAAACATATTGATATATGCAAAGAAGAAGTATTTGATTATTGCATATATGATGCAGTTTATAATCTACAAAAAGTAAAAGTAAGAAAGAATAACTATATACAAGTTATAAATGGAAATCTAATTGATAGTAATGAGTTTTATGAGGAAATAATACCTTTTAAAAAATATGTTGCAGTTAGTGAGGAAGCACAAAAACAATTTAAAGAAAGAAAAGGTAAGGAATGTTTTGTTATTCCTAATATGATTGATGAAAAAGAAATAATTGAGTTATCAAAAGAAAAAGTTGATATACAAAAGAAAAAACATAATTTCTTAATTGTAAGTAGAATAGATCAACAAAAAGGATTTCCTAGATTAAAACCAATTCTGAATGAGTGTGTAAAGAAGTATGGTGATGATTATCAATTTGTAGTAGTTGGTAGTTGCTACTTATACCCTCAATATAGTGAAAAATTAAAAAAAGATTTAGAAGGTTACAATGTAATTTGGGAAGGAAAACAAGATAATCCATATAAATATATGGCATGGGCTGATAGTTTATGGCAATTAAGTGATTATGAAAGTCAATGTATGGTTATGTATGAGAGTTTAATTATAGGAACTCCTTGTATATGCACTGATTTCCCAACTGCAATAAAAGAATTAACTAATGGAAGAGGTTTTATTTTAAATAAAGACTTATCTAATTTAGATTTAGGTAAAATTGAAAAATTAAAAAAAGGTTTCAAATATAGTTACCCTGATTATGGGAAAGAGTGGTTAAAACTAATAGAACCAGTAGAAAAGAAGGATTATAAGTTTAGTATAATCATCCCAAATTATAATAATGCAAAGTGGTTAGAGAAATGTTTGAGCAGTGTTTTAAATCAAACATACAAAAACTATGAAATAATATTTATTGATGATATGAGTGAAGATAATTCACTTGAAATAGCAAATAGAATGTTAAAGGATCATAAAGTTTTAAAAGTTCCTTATAAAAAATACAATGGTGGAACTAGAAACATTGGTATTTTAGAAGCAACAGGAGATTATATTTTATGTATTGATAGTGATGATTGGTTAAAATCAAATACTACACTTCAAGAAATAAATGATAATTTAGAAGATGAAGATGTTATGTTTTTAGGTTTTGATTTATTCAATGGAAAAGAAGAAGGTTTATTTCCATTTAGGCCAAATTATTTAACAATGTATGATGCTTTTATTAATGATGTATGTGCAATATGGACAAAGGTTGTTAAAACTGAGTTATTAAAAGATACATTATTCCCTGAAAGTACACTTGCAGAAGATAGAGTTCATCATTATAGAATATGTGATAAGGCAAACAGTTTTACATGTTTGAATAAATCTACACATGTTTGGAATAGAGCAAATGCAACGAGTGTTACTACTAAAAGAGAAGCAATGTGGGAAATGAGCATATATAAACATTTAGGTGAAATGTATTATTTCATTGCAACTACTAAGAATGAAAGATATAAAAAATATGTTCAAGGTAAGTTTAATACACAATGGAAGGAACTTTCATTAAGGAGGTATCAACAAATATAATGGCTACCTCTTATGCAACATATAAAAAAGAGATAACTGATTACCTAAAAGGTAAGTTTGATAAAGATGCAAAGATATTAGATGTTGGTGCAGGTGAAGGAACTTATTTACCATTTTTGCAAGATCATTTTATAAATGTTGAAGCAGTAGAAGTATTTAAACCTAATATAGATAATTTTAATTTAGAAGAAAGATATAACAAAGTATATAACATCAATATAATTGATTTTAAATATGAATATTATGACATAATCATATTTGGTGATGTAATAGAACACTTGGAAGTAAATGATGCTAAAAAAGTATTAGAATATGCTTATAACAGGTGTAAAGAAATGATAGTTGCAGTTCCTTATTTAAGTAAACAAGGAATTGAAGAAAATAATATATATGAAATACATAAACAAGATGATTTAACCAATAAAATAATGAAAGAAAGATACCCATATTTAAAAAATATATATAAAGATGATAAATATGGTTATTACATAAAGGAGGTAAATGATGAAGAATTATGTAGTTAAAGCATTAATTGATTTTAATGATGTAGAAGAAAAAACTGAAACAGGTGCAGATACACCAAGAACTGCTAATGTTAGTGTTTGGAATTGTACAAAAGAAAGATATGAATATCTTAAAAGTAAAAATGCAGTAATGCTAGTGGGTATTGATGAAATAAAAGAAGAACCTAAACCAACAAAAAAGACTAAAAAGAAATAATAGATTAAAAATAAAATAAAGGAGGTGAGTTTATGGGATTTTTTGATTTTATAAGAAAAAGAGATGATGGAACTACAACACCAACAACAAATCAACAAGAAGCATCAACACCAGTAGTTAGTGATGTGTTATTAAAGGCATTATTAAATAGTGAACCAATAACAAGAGAACAAGCATTAACATTACCTGCTGTTAGTGGTGCAGTTGATTTTATTTCAAATATGATTGCTTCAATGCCAGTTAAACTTTACAAATATAAAGATGGAAAAGTTGAAGAAAAAGAAGATGATCCAAGAGTAAAATTACTTAATGGAGATACTGGTGATACATTAGATGCTTTTCAAATGAAGAAAGCAATGGTTGAAGATTACCTATTAGGTAAGGGTGGTTATTGCTATAAAAGAATGAATAGAAATGAAGTAACTGGATTATTTTATGTTAAAGATATATACATAGATGCAATATATAACTATAAACCAATCTATAAAGATTATTATGTATTAGTTATGGGTGAAGAATATAGTAAATATGACTTCATCAAACTATTAAGAAATACAAAAGATGGTGCAACAGGTACAGGTTTAACAAATGAAGTAGGTAAAGCATTAGAAACTGCATACAATACACTTTTATATCAATTAAATATGGTAACAAGTGGTGGTAATAAAAAAGGTTTCTTAAAAGCAAGTAGAAAACTAGGCCAAGATGAAATAAATATATTAAAACAAGCATGGAAGAACCTTTATGGAAATAATCAAGAAAATGTAGTTGTTTTAAATAATGGTTTAGAGTTTCAAGAAGCATCTAATAATGCAGTAGAAACTCAATTAAATGAGAGTAAGAAAACTCTACAAGATGAAATTAATACTATATTTCATATTCATCCAAATGATTTCTACTTAACATTTAAGTGTGCTATTTACCCAATTGTTAAAGCATTCTCAACTGCTTTAAATAGAGATTTATTACTAGAAAAAGAAAAAGGAAAAATGTTCTTTGATTTTGATGTAAAAGAAATCATTAAAGCAAATGTTCAAGAGAGGTATCAAGCATACAAGATTGCAAAAGAAACTGGATGGATGACATTTAATGAAATAAGAAGAATGGAAAATATGAATTACATTGAAGGTATGGACACTGTTAATGTTGGATTAGGTGCAGTTCTTTATGATACTAATACACATAAATATTACACTCCTAATACTGATACTGTTGGTGATATGAATGAAGATACACCAGTAGATGAAAATGGTGAACCAATTGAAGAAAATCCTACTGATGAAGCAATTCAAAAAGTGTTATTAGATAAAGAATTAGATACTGCTTTTGAAGAAAGTGGTAATTCAAGTGATGCTTAAAGGAGGTGAGTAAATGGAAATTAGAGTTAGAGAAGATCATGTTGAAATTGAAGGTTATGTAAATGCAGTTGAAAGAAACTCAAAACCTTTATGGAGTAGAATGGGACAATTCATTGAAAGAATATGTAAAGGTGCTTTTAAAAAGGCATTAAAAAGAAATGATGATGTAAAGATATTACTTAATCATAATCCTAAAAGAGTTCTAGGTTCTACAAAAGAAGGAAATCTTGAACTAGAAGAAGATAACATAGGTTTAAGAGCAAGAGCAACTATAACTGATCCTGATGTAATTAAAAAAGCAAGGAATGGTGAGTTAGTTGGTTGGTCTTTTGGTTTTACTGATAGAGATGTAGAAACTACTATTGAAAGAGGTTTACCAGCAAGAGCAGTTAAAGATTTAAACCTTGAAGAAGTATCAATTCTAGATAGAAGTAAAACACCTGCTTATGATGGTACTTTGATAATGGCAAGAGAAGAAAATGGAGAAGTACATTTTAGAGGTGAAGATTTTATAGATGATGTTTCAATAGAAACTGAACATCAAGAAGAGATTGAAGAACAATCTCAAAAAGATGAGGTTCAAGAAGAACCAATTGAGGAAGTGCCTAAACAACAAGATATTGTTGTTGAAAATAATGATAATCAAGTAATTGATTATTCAGAATATGAAACCATGATAAAAGAAATGAAGGAGGAAGTATAACATGGAAAAAGAATTAATGGAAAAGAAAAATGATTTAATTACTCGTGCAGAAGAAGTATTAAATTCAGCAAAAGAGGAAAAGAGAGAACTAACTGATGCAGAAGCACAAGAGTTAGCAGAAATTAGAGATAATGTAAGAAGAATTATGAAAACATTAGAAATAAAAGGAGAGTTTGATAAAATGGAAGGAAATGCTTTGGAAAAAGAAGGATTACCTAAAAATGAAGTAAAACAAGAAGAAGAAACAAGAGCATTAGAAGAGGAAAAAGCATTTGAAGATTATATTCGTGGTGTTGTTACTAATGAAAGAGCAGCAAACATGACATTAACTGATAATGGTGCTGTTATTCCTACAACTATTGCTAATAGAATTATTAAGAAAGTATATGATATTTCACCAATACTTGAAAGATCATCAAAATACAATGTTAAAGGAAATCTAGAATTACCATACTATGATGTTGAAACTCAAACAATTAATGTTGGTTGGGCAACTGAGTTCCAAGAATTAGAAAGTAATGTTGGTAAGTTTGATAGCATCTCATTAACTGGTTATTTAGCAGGTGCATTATCATTAGTATCTAGATCATTAATTAACAATTCACAATTTGATATTGTAGGATTTGTTGTTGATGAAATGGCATATTCAATTCATAGATTTATTGAAAATACATTATTAAATGGTTCAGGAAGTGTAACAGGATTATCAACATTAACAAATGTTAAAAATGCTGCTGCATCTACAACTTTAACTGCTGATGAATTAATTGAAGCACAAGGCCAAGTTAAAGATGTATATCAAGGAAATGCAATTTGGATTATGTCAACTGCTACAAGAGATGCTTTAAGATTATTAAAGGACAATGTAGGTAGATATTTATTAAATGATGATATTACTGCACCATTTGGTAAAGTATTATTAGGAAAACCAGTTTATGTTTCTGATAATATGCCTGATATGGCAGCAGGTGAAAATGCTATTTACTATGGTGATATGACTGGACTTGCTACAAAGTTTAGTGAAGATATGAACATCCAAGTATTAAGAGAAAAATATGCAACTCAACATGCAGTTGGTGTTGTAGGTTGGTTAGAGTTTGATAGTAAAGTAGAAAATGCTCAAAAGATTGTTACTATCAAGATGGCTGGAACTAAACCAAGTTTATAATTTAAGTTTCAAATAGAAAACTAATGAGGTGAAAATTATGATGTACAAAGCATTAAGAAGTTTCAGTGGAAAAGTTTCTATGCACAAAGATGAAATAAAAGAAATTAAAGATGAAACAGTTGCTAATGATTTAGTAGATGCAGGGTACATTGTAAAAATTGAAATCCCTGAAAAAATTGATTTAACAGGGAAACCTATAAAAGATAAAGAATAAATATTATTTGTTGTTTAGGCAAAACTCCAAATAAAAGAAAGGAGTAACCATGAATAATATAGATAAAGTAAGTGAAATCACTTATCAAGATGTTGCAAATTACATTAGATTAAGTGAAGTTTCACAAGAAGATCAAAATACTCTTAATAATTTAATAAATATTTCTATTGCATACATAATGGGGTACACAGGACTAACACAAGCACAATTAGATGAACATCAAGATTTAATAATTGTGGTATTAGTGTTATGCCAAGATATGTATGACAACAGGACTTTATATGTAGATAATTCTAATTTAAATAATGTTGTTGATAGCATATTACAATTGCATAGTGTGAACTTATTATGATAAATGCAGGTAAATATAATCATAAGATAACAATATTCAAAGTAGTTCAAGGTGAGGATGAAGATGGTTTCCCAGTTGATACTGAGGAAATCATTCTTCAACCTTATGCCAATATCAAAACTACAAAAGGATTTACATTAATAAAAAATAATAGTGATTTTGAAAAGGCATTTACTAATTTTACAATAAGATATTCTCAAACAGTTGAAGATGCTTATTATAGTAGTGCTAAATCAAATAGAGATATGTTAGTTAGTTTTAGAAATAAGATTTATGAAGTTCAATATCTTAATAATGTGGATGAAGCATGTATTGAACTTGAAATGCAATGCAAAGAAGTGATGAAATAATGGCTAAAATGAATATGGTTTTACCTGATGATGTTATGAAAGATTTTAAGAAGATTTATAAAGATAGTGAAAAGATATTTGGTGAAATGACAAAAGCAGGTGCAGAAGTTGTTAAAAACAATGTAAAATCCAGTGTACCTATTTCTTCAATGGCTAGTCATGTTAAATTGACTAAAACATATAAAACTCCGAGTGATGGGGGAATAAATACAAAAGTTTATTTTTCAGGTTATTTACCTTTTTCAGGTAATAGAAAGACTTTTGTTAGAAGAAATAGAGCAGGTGGAAAAGTTTATACAACAAGTGCAGGTATTCCTGTTGATTTTCTTGCACAAGTTTTTGAATATGGTAGATCAAATAGGCCATTCCCTAAAAAACCTTTTTTTCGTAAAGCATTTAGGAAAAATCAAATAGAAAAAGCAATGTTAGATGCACAAAAGAAAGCAAGTGGAGGAATATTAGATGAATAGTTTAATAAAGACAATATTCACTAATTTTCAAGTTGATGGTGTTTCTATTCCAGTTGCATTTTTAAGATATGAAGGTAAATCTACTACTTATATAACATATCAACTACAAGATATGGACAATTCTTTTAGTGGAGATAATGAATTACTTGGTTATGTAGAATATTATGATTTTGATATTTATAGCAAAGGGAACTATTTAAATATTATTGAGAGTGTAAAGAGTTTAATGAAACAAAATGGTTTTATGTTTGAACCTAGTAGAAGTTCAGGAGATATGTATGAAGATGATACAGGTTATTTTCATAAAACTTTATGTTTTGCTATTGAGAAGGAGGAAATATAATGGCAAAGATAGGTTTAAATAATTTTAGATATGGTATTGCTACTATTGGTTCTGATGGATCAATAACTTATGGTGCAGCACAAAAACCAGGTAAGGCAGTTTCATTTAGTTTTGAACCAACTAAAAGTGATGCAAAATTATATGCTGATGATAGTCTTGCTGAAAGTGATAGTCAAGTAACTGGTGGAACTTGCACTATTGGTATTGATAGATTTGATGATACTACAATGGCAGCATTACTAGGACATACTAATGATGATGGTGAAATTATATCTTCATCTAATGATGTAGCACCTTATGTCGGATTAGGAAGAGTAACAAGACTTTTAATTGATGGAGTTCAATCTTTTAGAGTTACATTCTTATCACAAGTAAAGTTTAGTGAACCTTCACAATCTGATACTACAAGAGGTGAAAGTATTGAGTTCTCTACATATGAATTAGAAGGAAATGTAGTTGTTCCTGCAAATGGAGTATGGAGAATAGAAAAAACATTTACTGATCAAAGTGATGCTATTTCTTATCTTGAAGGATTATTTGGTGCTTCACCAGTAAGTTTATAAGAAAAAGGGTGGGAAATAATCCACCCTATTTTTTTATATAAAATTAGAAGAGTTTATACATAATATAGATAAATATACTAGAAATAATAAAAAAGTGCTAAATAGTGCTTTAAATGAAGAATTAGGAGGAAATGAAATGAAAGATTTTAATGGAGAGATAGAATATAAAGAAAAAGTATATAAATTAGTCTTTAATTTAAATGTTATGGAATTAGTTCAAAATGAATATGAAACATTAGATAAATGGGCAGCATTAACTGATGGTAAAAGTGGAGAACCAAATGCAAAGGCAATTATATTTGGTTTTACTGCTATGTTAAATGAAGGTATTGAAATTGAAAATGAAGAAAATGGAACTGATATTAAACCATTTACATTAAAACAAGTAGGTAGAATGATAACTGATATAGGATTAGATAAAGCAACTGCAAGTTTAAATGAAACAGTTATTGAAAGTACAAAGAGTGATGAAAAAAACGCATAATTCCTGATGAAGTTGAAGATGAAGATAGAACAATTGATTTTACATGGTTTCTCTTCATTGGGAAAACTAAATTAAACTTAACAATAAAAGAAACAGGAAGATTAACATTAAGACTATTCAACAAGTTATATAAACATTACAAAGATAATTTTGATTTAGAAATAAAATTAAAGAATGCAAATATGACTTATGAAGAGATATATAATAAATCACAAGAGAGTGATAAATGGTTTTAGTGTTTCAAATAGAAAATAAGTAATAAATAAATATTCTTATATGAAAGAAGGTGAAATTATGGCATTTGGTGGTTCAGTTAAATTAACTGGTGAAAGTGAGTATAGACAAGCAATTCAAAGATGTACCCAAGATTTACAAAATATGTCTAGTGCTTTAAAAACACAAGCAACTAATTTTAGTGCAAGTGATAAATCATTATCAAGTTCAGTAGCAAAACAAAAAGAACTAAATGATGCTATCAATAAACAACAACAAGCAGTTAATAATGCAAAGAGTACACTTGCAGGTTATTCAACTGAAATGCAAAAACAAACTACTCTACATAATCAATTAAATAAAGAATATAAAAATGCAGTTCTTGAACTAGATAGAATTAAGAAATCTAGTGGAGAAAATAGTGCCGAATATAAGAAACAAGCACAAGTAGTTTCTGAACTAGGTGATAAATTAACTAATAGTGCAATGAAACTTGAAGAAAATAAAAGTGCAATGGCATCTTTAAAGAGTGAAATCAATAACTCTAATAAAACTATTAATGCTGCTAAAAAGGAATTAGATGAACTAGGAAATGAAGCAGAAGAGAGTGGAGAAAAGGCCAAAAAAGGTGGTGAAGGTTTTACAGTCTTTAAAGGTATTCTTGCTAATTTAGGATCACAAGCAATAATGAGTGCTATCAATGGTTTAAAAAATCTAGGTGGTTCAATTGTTAATGTAGGTAAACAAGCAGTTAATAGTTATGCTGATTATGAACAATTAGTTGGAGGTGTAGAAACTCTATTTAAAGATAGTGCAGGTATAGTTGAAAAGTATGCTGATAATGCTTATAAAACAGCAGGTATGAGTGCTAATCAATACATGGAAACAGTTACTTCATTTAGTGCATCATTATTACAATCACTAGGAGGAGATACTGAAAAAGCAGCAAAAGTTGGTGATATGGCAATTACTGATATGAGTGATAATGCTAATAAGATGGGAACATCAATGGAAATGATACAAAATGCTTATCAAGGTTTTGCAAAACAAAACTATACAATGCTAGATAACCTTAAATTAGGCTATGGTGGTACAAAAAGTGAAATGGAAAGATTACTTGCTGATGCTGAAAAGTTTAGTGGAGTTAAATATGATATTTCTAGTTTAAGTGATGTTTATGAAGCAATTCATGTTGTTCAACAAGAGATGGGAATAACAGGAACAACTGCTGCTGAAGCATCTCAAACAATTCAAGGTTCAACTGCTGCAATGAAATCTGCATGGCAAAACATGTTAACAGGTATGGCAAATGAAAATGCTGATTTTGGACAACTTGCAAGTAATTTTGTTGAAAGTGTGGTAACAGTAGCACAAAACCTTATACCAAGAATTACACAAGTTATTACTGGTTTAAGTGATACTATAACAACTATGTTACCTCAATTAATTCAACAAGTTGTTCCTTTGATACAACAAAATCTACCAATTATTATTGATGCAGTTCAACAAGCAATTCAAAGTATTATTGCAGTTTTACCTACAATAGTTGATGCAATTGCACCATTAATACCTCAAATAGTATCAATGCTTATGAGTATGTTACCTCAAATCATTCAAGCAGGTATTCAAATACTTTTATCTTTAATAAAAGGTATAACTGAGGCATTACCTGATTTAATAAAGATGTTACCTCAAATAATAAAAGATATATGTAATACTATATTAGATAATTTAGGTTTAATAATTGATGCAGGTATTGAATTGATTTTTGCATTAGTTGATGGATTAATTGAAGCATTACCTGAACTTATTGATTATATACCTGAAATAATAGATAAAGTAGTTATGGCAATTACTGATAACCTACCAAAATTAATTGAAGCAGGTATTATTTTAATAATCAAACTTGCTGAGGGATTAATAAAAGCAATACCTCAATTAGTTTCTAAAATACCTCAAATAATTTCATCCCTAGTTAAAGGAATTGCAAATTATTATAGTAAGTTATGGGAAAGTGGTAAAGATTTATTAATCAAATTAAAAGATGGTATTATAAATAATTTATCTACCCTATTAAATAAAGTAAAAGAAATCCCTGGAAAAATAAAAGATAAACTTCTTGAAGGTTTATCAAAGATTAAAGATGCAGGTAAAGATTTTATGAATGGTTTATGGAATGGTATTAAAGAAAAATGGGAAGGTTTAAAAGATAAAGTTAAAAACTTTGGTGAAGGTATAGTTAATAAGTTTAAAAATGTATTTGGTATTCATTCACCATCAAGAGTTATGAAAGAACAAGTAGGTAAATATCTTGCTGAGGGTATTGGAGTAGGTTTTGAGGATGAAATGAATACAGTTGCACAAGATATGGCAAATGCTATACCAACAAGTTTTGATACTAACATCATTGCTAATAGTGGATCAAGTGCATCAGTAACAAATACTTATGATAATATGGTAGATGCTTTTAAAGAAGCATTAAGTGAAATGAAGATTGAACTAGATGATGAAGTTGCTGGTAAGTTTGTAGAAAATACAGTTGCTAGGGCAATTTATAGTTAGAAAGAGGTGGTGAGAATGCTTAAAATAGATGAAAATAATAATATTTTTATAACTAGGGGAGATAAAGCAAGTATTGATATTTGTATTCCATTAGATGAAGGAAATTATGAGTTTCAAACAACTGATATTTTATATTTTACAGTTAAAAAGACATATAATGATACTCAACCAGTTTTAAGAAAGATTTTAACATTTGCAGAACCTACAACAACTGCTACATTTATTCTAACAAGTAGTGATACTACATTAGGCCAATTATCTAATTTACCACTTCAATATGTTTATGATGTTTCAATAAATGAAGATCAAACAATAATTGGTTATGATGAAAATGGGGCAAAATATTTAACAATATACCCTGAGGTTTCAAATGGACAATAATACTTTAAAAGGAACTATTTCAAGTAGTTCCTCTTTAAATGGTTCAATCTCTTCAAATGCTTCTTTAAATGGTAATTTAGAAGGTAATCAAGCAGGTATAACAAGTTATGATAAATTAGATGATAAACCACAAATAAATAATGTTACATTAGTAAATAATAAATCATTTTGTGATTTAGGTGCTAAATCTTTAACAAATATGGAAATAGAAAGTTTAATTAATTCAATAGTATAAAGGAGGAGATAATATGAATTATTTAGATGAGAATGGATTAATATATTTATGGAGTAAAATTAAGAGTGCATTACAAAATGTTCAAAATGATATTCCTACAAAAGTAAGTGAATTAACAAATGATAGTGGATTTACTTCAAATGTTGGTACTATTACAGGTGTTAATGTAAATGGAACAAGTGTTGCAACATCAGGAGTTGCAAATATATCAGTACCAACTTCAACAAGCCAATTAAATAATGATAGTACATATCAAACAAAGGCACAAATACAAGCCTTAATTAATGAAGCAGTAGGTGATGTAACAGGTATTGATTTTCAAATAGTACAAAGTTTACCTTCTACTGGTGAACATGGTGTAATTTATTTAGTTCCAGTTAGTGGAGGTGCTAATATTTATGATGAATACATTTATGTTAATAATTCTTTTGAGAAAATAGGATCAACTGATATAGATTTATCTAATTATGTTCAATTTAATGATTTAACTGCAATAACAAATAGTGAGATAGATAGTATTGTTGCTGCATAGGAGTTACTATGGAATACCTAGATAAGACAGGGTTACAATATTACAACTCTAAAATAAATGCAAAGATAAATAATATAAACAATAAGTTATATAGTACAATTGCAAATCAATATTTAAATGAAACCACTGGTTCTATGGAGTTATGGAGTAAAGACTTAAACACCATTACAACAAGTGGTTTTTATAATGCAATGACTTGCAAAAATGCACCATATAATTATGCAGTTTTAATAGTTATAGGGTATTACCTAGAAGGTTATTGTATGCAAATAATTGGAGATGTTACCTCAGGAAACCTTAAAGTTAGGGTTCAAAACAATTATACATGGAGTTCATGGAGAAACTTATTAACATAGGAGGTGGTAGATATGAGAAACTACATAATTTTAAATGGAATTAATTCAAATGAAATAGAAGGTTTACTAATTCAAGAACTACCTCCTATTTCTAAACCAAAAATAAGAACTCAAATAGATGAAATTGATGGTAGAGATGGTGATATAGTAACTAAATTAGGTTTTAGTGCTTATGATAAAACAATTTCAATTGGTTTATATGGTAATTATGATATTGATGATGTTATTTCCTTTTTTAATAGTGAAGGAACAATTACTTTTTCAAATGAAGAAGATAAATATTACAATTATCAAATACTAGATCAAATTGATTTTGATAGATTAGTTAGATATAAGACTGCAAAGGTTACATTACATGTTCAACCATTCAAATATTCAAATATTGAAGGTACAAAAACCTATAATCAATTAGATAATGAAACAAGTATTTCAATAATAAACAATGGTAATTATATTTCTAAACCAATATTGACTATATATGGAACAGGAACAATTAATATAAGTTTAAATGATTTTCAAGTGTTTGTTATTAATCTAGGAAATGAAGGAAGTATTACATTAGATACCTCTTTAATGGAAGCATATAACAATGACATATTAAAAAATAGGTTAGTTACTGGTAACTATGATAATTTTGCTTTAAATGTAGGCACAAATACAATTAGTTGGACTGGTGATGTAAATCAAATTGATATACAAAACTATTCAAGATGGATTTAAAAGGAAGGTGATAGTATGGACAAAAATATGAGAACTGTTAGAGGTGATACCTTTGCATTTGGTATTGAAATTGAAAATCTTAATCAAGATTTAGATACTTGTTATTTTAGTTGTAAAAAAGATCCTACTGATAATGATTATGTATTTCAAAAATCATTAGAAGATGGAATTGAAAAAGTTGAAACTAATGTATATAGAATAAGAGTAGCACCTTCTGATACAAAAAATGTTGATGTGGGTAATTATTATTATGATTTACAAATAGGTGTTAATGATGATGTTTATACAGTTTTAAGAGGTGTACTAAAAATTGAGAGAGAAATAACAGGTGATTAATATGGAAACATTTAAAGTTAAATTAATTCAGGATGAATATTTTGTTGAAGATACCACTAATAAAAATAATGTAAAAATATTAATGCTAAAAGGTGAAAAGGGTGATCCTGGTTCAGGAACTGATGTTTCATGGGGAGATATTGAAGGTACATTATCAAATCAAACTGATTTAAAAAATGTACTAGATAGTAAAGCAAATACAAGTGATATTCCTGATAGTTTAAGTGATTTAAGTGATGATACTACTCATAGATTAGTTTCTGATACTGAAAAAACTACTTGGAATAATAAGAGTGATTTTAGTGGAAATTATAATGATTTAACTAATAAACCTACTATACCTAGTAAAACAAGTGATATAACAAACGATAGTGGGTATATAACAAATAGTGTTAATAATTTAACAAATTATACTAAAACTACTGATTTACAACCACATATAGTTAATGTAGGAACAAGTGTTGATGGTAATTATAGAACTAATATATTATATACACATAATTTATTTAATAAAAATGATTTTCCTGTATTAAATGCTACTGTACCAAGCAATTCAAGTGCTATTGGACAAGCAGATATGAATAGGACAACATATATACCTTGTAAACCTAATACAACTTATACAATACAAAAACGAAATGATGGGGACACAAATCGTTTTGTAGTAGCATATACAACAATAATTCCTAATATTAATATAATGACTTATGGAAATGTTGCTAATAATAGTGCAGGTTCATTAACTATAACAACAGGAAATGATGCAAAATATTTAGTAGTATTCTTTTATAGAACTAATGAAACAACATTAACATATCAACAAGTTATTGATAGTTTACAAATAGAAGAAGGTTCAACTGCAACAACTTATGAAGATTATATAATACCATCAATAAATATAGATGGAGAAGAAATCTATTCTAAACCTGTTGTATTATGGACTAACCCAAGTTTATCAAGTACATTTGCAAATCAACAAATAACATTAAATGATGATATAACTAATTATAAATATTATGAAATAAAATATGTTTTTGCAACAAGTGAAACTAATTATGAATTATCAACAGGAAAAATAGATATAAATAAATATGCTTTTTTACAAATTGTTTCAACTTCTGGTGGTGTTTTATGTGCTTATAGAAGATTAATAGAAGCAATAGGTACAAATACAATAACAATTGGTGGTGGTTCTAAAATGACCGCAACAGGAACAGAAACTTATAATAATGCTTGTATTCCTTATCAAATAATAGGTTATAAATAAGGAGGTATAGGATGATTAAATTATTTAGTATATCTGATACTTCTTTTTCAAGTAATGGTGATAAAACAATAATACCTTTAAGAACCAAAGTTCACAAAGAGGACAATGGTTCTTTTTATTTGGATTTAGAAACTGATTTATCTTATGTAGATGATTTAGTTGAAGGAAATATTGTTGTTGCACCTACTCCACAAGGAGAACAAGCATTTAGAGTTGGTAATGTTCAAAAGACTAAAAGCAAATTAACTACAAAATGTTACCATGTGTTTTATGATACTAAAAATTACTTAATTGAAGATAGTTATGTTGTTGATAAGAATTGTAATGATGCACTAGATCATTTAAATAGTGCTACAAGTGATACTTCTCCATTTACAACAATATCAGATGTTACAACAGTTGCATCTTATAGATGTGTTAGGAACTCATTATATGAAGCAATTGAAACAATACTTGAAAGATGGGGAGGTCATTTAGTAAGAGATAACTTTAATATTGGTATTAGAGATACAATAGGCCAAGATAATGGTGTAACTGTTAGATATAAAAAGAATATTAAAGATATTTCTTGTGAAGAAAATTGGAACAATGTAGTTACTAAATTAATGCCAGTTGGGAAAGATGGATTATTATTAAATGCACTAGATGATACTGCTGATTTATATGTTTATAGTGAAATTACATACCCTATTCCATATACAAAAACAGTTTCTTTTAGTCAAGATAATATTAGTGAAGAAGATTATCAAGATAGTGAAGGAAATCTTGATGAAACTGCTTATACAACTGCATTATTACAAGATTTACAACAACAAGCACAAAATTATGTAGAAATTAATAGTGTACCTCAAATAAATTACACTTTAAAAGCAAATCTTGAAAAAATCACTGATATTGGTGATGTAGTTGAAGTTATTGATGAAAGATTAGGTATTAATTTAACAACAAATGTAATTGCTTATGATTATGATTGCATTTTAGGTAAATATACTGAAATTGAGTTTGGTAACTTCAAGCAAAAGTTATCAGGATTAGTTAGTTCTATAACAAGTGGTGCAAATCAAATAGTTCAAGATGCTACTGATAATTTACAAATCATATTAGGTGATGAACTACAACAAGCACAAGATAAAATATGGAATGCACTGGGTAGTTCTTATGTAATTTATGAAGGTGATAAGATTTTAGTTGTAGATAGTTTACCAAAAGAAACTGCTACTAATGTAATTATGATTAATAGTGGAGGTATTGCTTTTTCATCAACTGGTATTAATGGCAATTTTGTTACTGCTTGGACAATAGATGGAACATTTAATGCACAAGCAATCAATGTTATTAATTTTACTGCCAATATGATTAAGGGTGGTACTTTAAAATTAGGTTCTAACTTAAATGAAAGTGGAATTGTTGAACTTTATGATGAAGCAAATAATTTAATTGGAGAAATGAATAAAGATGGTTTTAAAATGTATGGTGTAGATGGATCATACATTTTAATTAATAATCAAGTTGGTTTTGCTGGTTATGATAGAAATGATAATAAGATATATTGGGTAGATAAAGATGAGTTTCACATGAAAAAGAGTGTAGTTGAAGAAGAAATAACACTATGTGGAAAAATGAGATTTATTCCAATCACAATATATGATGAAGATGGTACAACAATGCTAAATGATGGTATTGGTTTAGTTTCAGTTGCAAATACAACAAGTGGAACTACAATAACCAGTCTTTAAAGTTGGAGGTGAATAAATATGGCAAGTGGTTCATTTAATTTAACAAGAACTGGTTCAACAAGTTCTTATATAACATTTAGATGTAATTGGAGTTCAACAAGTAATGGCTCTGCTGCTAACTCTTCAACAGTAACAGTAAATATAGTTGCATCAAAAGGTTCAGGTTCTACTTCTAATACTTGGGGAAATCAAAGTACAACAGTTAGTGTTGATGGTTCTTCACAAAGTAATAGTGGTTCATTTACATTAAAACCTGGATCAAGTATTACCTTATTATCAAAAACATGGACAGTTGCACATAATAGTGATGGTACAAAGAACATAACAATTAGTGCAAATGTTGGTGGTAATGTAATGTATGGTAATGGAAGTGCTACTGTTACCCTAGATAAAATACCAAGATATGCAACTTCAAATCAAAGTTTATCAAGTAAAACTGAAACAAGTATTTCAATGAATTGGAGTTCTGATAGTATAGTTGATTATATATGGTATTCAACTAATAATGGTTCATCTTGGACTGGTATTAATGTTACTGATGGCACAAGTGGATCATATACTATAAGCAATTTAACTGCAAATACTACATATAACATAAAAACAAGAGTTAGAAGAAAAGATAGTCAATTAACAACTGATAGTTCTACATTAAGTGTAGCAACTTATAATTACCCTTATGCTAATTCAACACCTAATTTTACAATAGGAAACAAATTAACATTAGGCATTTATAATCCATTAGGAAGAAGTATAACAGTAAATATTTTAGGTGCTGATGGTTCACAAATATCAAATGATACAACCTCAGGTACTTCAATTACTGGTTATAATAATGCAACTATACAAAATAGGTTGTATGCTTCAATACCTAATTCTCAAAGTGGACAATATCAGGTTAAAGTAACTTATGGAAGCATAGTTAAGACTGTTAATGGAGGTACATATTCGGTAAATAAAAGTGAATGTACTCCATCAATAACAAGTGGTTCATATCAAGATACAAATAGTGCATCAGTTAGTGTTACTACCAATAATCAATTAATAGTTAGAAATCAAAGTAAAGTACAATTTACTGCAAGTGGTCTAACTTCTTTAAATAGTGCAACTGTTAGTTCATGTTCTTTATCAATTAATAACAATACTTATTCAATGACTATAAGTGGAAATAGTGCTACTGTTAATAATATAGTAATTGATAGTGCAACTAATTTAACTGGTGTATTTACAATAACTGATAGTAGAGGTTTAACTGCTACAAAGAATATTAATGTTACTATGGAAGATTGGACTTTACCAAGTGCAATTATTACTTGCCAAAGACAAAACAACTTTTATAGTGCAACTGATATTAATGTTGATGCTGATTATGCAAGTATCAATGGTAAGAATACAATTACTATCACATATTCTTATAGAAAAGTTGATGAACCTGAGGGTTGGACTGGTGGTGGTACTTTACAAGATGGTATAACAAGTACATTTACAATTGATAACAATTATGAATGGATTGTTAATGTAGAATTAAGAGATGCTTTTGGAGTAACTGAGTATTATTTAACAGTACCAAAAGGAATGCCAATTGCATTTTTTGATAGATTAAATAATTCAATAAGTTTTAATTGTTTTCCAAAAGAACAATATAGTGTATCAAGTTCTGATTTACCAATAGATAATGTTAAGTTTATAGGTAGTCAAGTTTTATATGATTATTTTACCACTTCATCAAGTGGAACTACTTCTTTATTAGGTGCATACAATTATTCTTTATTAGATGGCTTATTTGAAGGTGTAAATATTCCTAGTGATTATACAAGAGCATATAGAATAACTGCTCAAATAAGAACAGGTGGAAATAATAAAGTAAATATACTTTTAAACAACATTTCATCTAATTATCAATATACATATTCACAAACATCTTATAGAAATATCATTTCCACAAGAATATTTAAAGAAAGTGAAATTGTACTTGAAGATACATTTAATTATGAAAGTAATGCACAAAAAGGATGTAATTTAAAAGTTAATAATGCTGCTGCTAAATTACTTGAAGTTTTTAATATCACTGTGCAAGGTTATTTAGTTAAATCAACAACTAATCTTGAAGAGGTTGGTTCTTATGATTTATCAACAAAAGTAAACTTGGAAGCAAATGGTATGTATGTATATAGTGCTTTGCTTATAACTATTCCTGATTTATCAAATGAACTAGGAATAGATGTTATGCAACAAATAGAAGAAGGATCATATAGTTTTAACTTTACTGATAATGGTAGTGAAGCAGCAACTAGCATTGAATATCTAGTGAAAGTAAGTGCTAATAATTGGCATCCAGTTGCACTATATTATGTTGATCCTGATGATGGAACAATAAGAAGTAAAACTATATATGATGAAGATGAAAATGAGTAGAAGGAGGTAGAGAAAATGACATTTGGTGAATTAATAGATAATATATTTAGATATGGTGGAACTATAATAATGGCAGCATTATTTATATATGTATTTATGCAAGATAGAACAAAAATGGAAAAACTACAAGAAGAAAATAATTCAATGCTTAAATTATTAACTAAAAGTAATGAAACATTAACTGAAAGTAATAACAATATTGCAAAGTCATTAGATATTATTTCTAATAATCTTGTAGTTATTGATAATAAAATAGATAGAAATTATCAAGAGGAATTAACTCATAAAAATGGTAGGTAAAAAACCTACCTCTTTTTTTATGCTTTAAAATCAATTTTAAGGTACTTTTTATTAAACATGATAAATAATGCTAGGTAATTAAAAACTCTTGTTAGAATTGAAATATGAAAGTTAAGCAGGTATATTTAATGTAATATAAAAGACTAGATATAAAAACCTAGTCTAAAAGTATGTTCTAACTATACTTAACCAACAGGGAATGGTTAGTTAGTAAACAATAAATCATAAAAAAGTAATTGATATATTTTGTTCTTTATCAATTCTTATTTCTTTAATTAAGTTTCTCCATAATGCTCTTTTATTTTCTTTTGTTAAATCATTATAAATATTTTTCCAATCACTATTAAGAAAGTCTTTTATGTGTGTTACATCTACTGCTTTTTGCATACTTAACTTTTTTAATTCCTTTTCAAGTTTTTCATAATCTTTATCATATTGTTCAGTAGATATTCTATTTTTATGATAAGAGTAAGTTAATCTATCTAGTTCACCTAATATTTCTTTAATTCTTTTTTGTGGATCATTCTTTTGAATAGGTTTAATATCAGTTATTTTAACTACATATTCAGATGCAACAGTTTCAATATTTTCAAGTAAATATTTTTCAAACTTTCTTTCACTTTTAATTCTTTTGAAAGTGCATTTTTTTGCAAGATTTGAATATGCACCATTACAACGATATAAATAGCATCTATTTTGTTTATTTTTCCCACTTGTTGTTGATTGCCCAACAAATGCAGAACCACATTCATCACATTTAATTAATCCTGAAAAAATATAAACATGTTTGTTTTTTCTTTCTCTTATATTATTCTCAATAATAAATTGATTTCTTTCAAATTGTTCCATAGTAATATAAGGAGGACAATAATTATCATTTCCTTTATATAAACCAGCATAGTAAGGATTTTTAAGCAAATTATAATACACCTTATATTGCTTATTAAGTTCATATTTTTCATTTATAAAATACATTGTTTTTCTAACTGAATGATAAGTATTAAAATGTTCAAAAATATCTTCTATAATTGGTTTTACTTCTTCATCCAATCCTACATATTTACCACCATCTCTTTTAATTACCTTATAACCAAAAGGTTGAGTACCAAATATTGCTTGGCCTTGTTTAATTTTATATTCAAAAACATCTTTAATTCGTTCTGAACCTTTTTTTAACTCTCGTTCGGCAAGTGAAACTTTAAGTTGAAACATAAACATACCATCAGCAGTTGATGTATCTATATCATCTTCTTCAATAGAAATTAATGCTACATTGTGTTTTTGAAGTAATTCTAACATCTTATTTGCTTCAAGAACATTCCTAGAAAATCTATCTAATCTAGTAAATACAATAGCATCTAAATCTTTAAGATTATCTAACATATCTAATAATCTAGGTCTTTTCATATTTCCAGCCGTAAAACCTTCATCTACAAATAGATCAATTAACTTACATTCTTCTTCTTCACACCATTTCTTTATTTTTTCCATTTGTGCTTGAACTGAATAACCATATTTTTTTTGTTCATCATGTGAAACTCTACAATAACCACCAATTCTTAATACTTTTTTCATTTTAATTTCCTCCTAGTTGATTATTCTGAATATTTGTTTCATAATGAAACAATAAATACATAAAAGAGGTGATGATAGTATGGATGTAAAAAAATTATATGATCTACTATTTAATCTTTACTCTAAACAAGAAAATATTAAAATTAAGTATGAAGTTTCAAAAAGAAAATAATCTTTTATAAAATTAAAATTAATAAACAAAATAACAGTGCATAAATAATAACGCACTGTTATTATTTTTTACTTTCTAAATAGATCCTCATAATTTCTCTATATAATTCATCTTTCTTTTCTTCATCTAATTCACTTTTAAATATTGCTTCAATTCTACTTGTTAAATCTAATGCTTCATCATAATTATTAGTTTCAATTCCAAAATAAGATATATCTACTTGATAAACTTCACAAAACTTTTGAAGAGTAGTTAAAGTTAATGCTCTTTTTCCTGCTTCAATATTAGAAATTGCAGGTCTAGATAAACCAGTTTTATCAGCAACTTCACTTTGCCTCCATCCTCTACTTAATCTTAATTCTTTCAATTGTTTACCAATTTTATGCTTATTCAGCATTACCCATACCTCCTACTATCTTTTCATAAGTATTGTATCACAATATGTTTCAAAACGAAAATATTATTGTAAATTAATCACAATTTATTGACAATTTGAAAAAAATAGTATTATACTAAGTTTATGATACAGAAAGGTAGGTGAATATATGAAAAGATATAGTTTAAAAATGTTTAGAGAAAAGCAAGGTTTAAATCAAGAAGAAATGGCAGCAAAACTTGGTATTTCAAAAAGCCATTATGTAAATATTGAACATGGCATATATGATCCATCTTATGAACTATTAGAAAGGTTTTCTATCATTTTTGAGTATGATGATGTATGGGAATTATTCAAAAAAGGAGAGTAAACATGCAAAATAAATATCTAGAAGCAGTAAGTGTACTAGGAGAAATGTTACTTGAACTTAAAAATGATAACCAGTGGAAAGATACTCAACTAGAAATGAGAGAAAAGGAAATTGAAAAGTTAAAGTTAAAAGTAGAATATATTGAAAAGTATGTAAATGATGTTTCCAAGGGAAATAAAAAAGAATAAAAGTTTTTTATGTAATACTTATAGCAGTAATGTTTCAAAATGAAAATATAATAAAATAAATGTTTCAATAGGAGGAATAACCTATGAGTAAAGAACTAGAAGAGATGTTTAATAAAGTTATCAAAACAAATAAACCAGTAATAGTAGCATCAATGTATGCAACAGGAGTACATGGTTCAAAAATAGATGTAATGATGTTACTTGCTAATTTAGTGCATAATCTATCAAACAATGGATTAAGTAAAACTGAAATATTACTTGCAGTTGAAACAGGGCTTTTATCAGAAGATGAATTAGAAGGTAAAATAGATAAACTCAATTAATAATAGAATAGGAGGTTAGTAATGAGTAATGGAATAATCATAACTTTAATAATATGTGGAACAATAATTGTATTATCATTAATCAATAAAAATAAAAGGTAGATATTTGTAAAAAGTATTATAAATAGAAAACATTAAAAATGCCCTTATTTTATAAGGGTTATCTTTAAGAACAAGAGTGCAATATAACATTTTGGTAATGTTGCATATTGGGAGAAGGTGATTTTATGAAAAAAGAAGATTTAATTCCAAAGTTAGATGAATGGATCAATGAACAAAAATATCAAGAATATTCTATCAATACATTAAAGCAATATAGGGCAAATGTATTAAAGTTTATTGATTGGTTAGATGAAGATGTAATTTTAAGTAAAGAAATAACAATAAAATATAAAGAATATTTATATTCATTAGAACCTAAACCAAAAACAAGTAGTATTAATACTTGGATCGTTGAATTAAATAAGTTCCTCAAATGGTTAAACTTAAATGATCTAACTATTAAAAAGATAAAACAACAAGTTAAATCAAGCACTGAGGAAGTATTAAGTATTAGTGATTATAAGAGATTATTAAGATTTTCTAAAAGCATGGGTTTAATACAATTACATTACATTATGAAAGTTCTTGCTATGACTGGTATTAGAATATCAGAACTAAAATATTTTACAGTAGAAAATCTTAAATCCAATTACATTATTGCTTTTAATAAAGGTAAAGAAAGAAACATCATAGTTAGACAAGATCTAGCAAGAGAATTAAGAAGGTATTGTAAAGATAATCATATTAAAGAGGGTTATATATTTAGAGGTGATAAAAAGGGTAAAATGCCTTCTGCATCTACTATATGGAGGCAAATGAAAAAAGTATCAGGTGCAGCAAGAGTTAATAAGAATAAAGTACATGCTCATTCATTTAGGCATTTGTTTGCACAAGTGTTCCTTGATGAATATAACAATAACATAACTGAACTTGCTGATATATTAGGCCATAACTCATTAGAAACAACTAGATTATATACAAGAACATCAAATGCTCAAAAGAAAAGTAAATTAGAAAAATTAAGTTTTAAATAGAAATAGGAGGTAGTAACAATGATTGAAGAAAATAGACCAGGAACAATAGTTACTTTTGAAACAAGAGGTGAAGCAAATGAAGAAGTTGATAAAGTAACTAGATATAAACAAATTATTGAAATATTAAAAGGTGGAAACAAATTAACTGCCAAAGAAATTGCAGTTGAAATGTGCAAAAGAGGTTTTATACCTACCACTGAAAGAAATTATGCAGCACCTAGACTAACTGAATTATCACAAACAGGAGTAGTTGAACCAATTGGCAAAAAGAGATGTGTTTATACTGGTAAATCAGTTGCAGTATATAAGTTAAGAGAAGGACAATTTAATTTGTTTGATTATCTATAATATGTTTCAAAATGAAAACTATTTATCAAATAGTTATTGTGTAAAATAAGTTATTGATTTATAATAACTTATGTATGATATAGGAGGTTAATATGAGCAAGGTTAAGAATGAAAATTATATTACTATTCAAGGATGGATGATTAATGAATTAAACTTAAAAGGTAATGAATTATTAGTTTATGCTACTATTTATGGTTTTTCTCAAACTGATAATCAAGTTTTTAGTGGATCACTTCAATATCTTGCTGATTGGACTAATTCAAGCAAACAGGGAGTACAAAAGAACTTAAAATCATTAGTAGATAAAGGATTTATTAAAAAGGATGATAAGTTTATTAATGGTGTTAAGTTTTGTGAATACTATGTAACAAAGTTTAATGAGGTATGCAACTCAGTTGTACAGGGTATGCAACAAAGTTGTATAGGTAGTATGCAACAAAGTTGTACTAATAATATAGAATTAGATAATATAAATAATAATATAAATGATAATAAAGAAAGCAAGAAAGAAAAGAAATCTAATTATGATGTTATCATTGATGAATTAATAAATGATGAAGATGTTAAAGAAGGAATATATGAGTTTATCAAAATGAGGAAGTTAATTAAAAAACCATTGACTGATAGAGCATTAAGACAATTGATTAGTAAACTTAATACCCTATCAACCAATACAAAAGAACAAATACAAATACTTGATAATTCTATCATAAATAATTGGGCAAGTGTATTCCCTTTAAAAAAAGATTATAGTGGATCAAAGAGAAAAGAATTAATTCCTTCTTGGATGAATAAAAAGCCTCAATTAGAACAATTGAGTGCAGAAGAACAAGAAGCATTAGATAAATCATTTAAAGAAGCATTTAATCCTGATTTAACTGATAGAGTAGAAGAATTAAAGAAAAGATTAGGCCAATAATGTTTCAAAGAGAAAAGAACAAAGGGGAAAATTATAATGAGTTATAAGTTCAAGAAGGATGAGGTAGTATATAAAGTTGAATACTATAATAATATTTTAAGTATTGAACTTAAAAAGATTATAAGAGGTTATCATACTAATCTAGGTTATGTGTATGATACAAAAGCAGCAGGATTTGATAAGTGGAAAAAGGAATTAGAAATATGTTTTGAACATGATCTATATACTATTGAAGAACTATCAAAGAAAGTATTAGATACATATTCAAAAATAAAAGATATGAATATTCTTGTAGAAAGTTAGGGATGTACCTAACTTTTTTTATGTGTAAACTTGTAAAAATTAACAAAAAAGTATTGTAATTTGTAATATTATGGTAGTATAATAAAATTGTAATATAAAGGAGGTATTACATGAGATATAGAATATCATTTTTAAATAACCATCTTGAAAGTGATAGTATTGGAGTTATTTTAGTTCAACTAGAAAGTATGGTTAGTAAGATACAAGTTGAGTTTATTGATAAAGAATTAAATAAGAAAGTAATTATTAATAACATAAGAGATTATAAAAGATTATGTAAAGAGTATTAGAAAGAAGGTGGATCAATGGCAAAGTTAATCAAAAATAAGTATTACACTAGAACTGGTGAAAGAAAAATCAATTCTTATATGGTTTCAGTAGCAAAAACAATAGTTGCTGCTGCTGGATTTGAAGAAGATACACAAGTTAGAGTGTATGCAAAAGATGGAAAGATTATTATAGAAAAGGTTTCATAAAGAAATTATTTGAGGTATTTATGAAGATATTTTATACAATTGAGTATAACAATATCAGGGGACTATGGGTTGTTTATAAAAATATAGAAGGAGATTATTCATTTAACTTCTTTGGAATGTATGAAGGTACTAAAAAAGAATGTGAGAATGAATTAAAGAGGATTATAAATGAGCAAAGAAGATTTTAGAAAAAACATAATGGAAGAACAAATATTTCATGAATTAAAAGATTGTGAAATGAAAAATAGCAATTATTTAAGGAGGAAATATCAAGGATTAGATATAGACTATTCAAGATTATATAGAAGAATAGTTAATTATCAAATAAAAACTTATGGTAGAAGTCTTAATGAAGGAAATAGACATGAAGTAAGTAATTTTATAAAGAAAAAGAGAAAACAAGCAAGAGATCATTGCAGAAGAAATAGAGAGGTTTAAATGAAAAATAGAAGCACAATAGTGTTTTGGTTGATAATAATTTTAACAACAATAGTAACAAGTTTTTTAATAAGAAGAATAAAATTAATTGATGATAAGATGATTGAAGATTTTATTGAGAGTACAACTACTGAACATACCACAATTTCTACAACATCAACAACAACAAAAACTACACATAAAATTACTATAAAAACAACTACAAAAGAAAAGACAAGTACAAAACAAGAATATATGAATTATGCAAAAGAATATGGAAACTTAAATGATACACAATTACAATGTTTAGATTATTTATGGACACATGAAAGTAATTGGAACCCTAATGATGTAAATAAATCAAGTGGTGCATGTGGTATTCCTCAGGCATACCCTTGTAAGAAGATAGTACAAAGTGAAGGATCAAATGATTGGAAAGCACAAATAAGATGGGGAATAAAATATATCAATAATAGATATAAAAACCCTTGCAGTGCTTGGAACCATTTTAAAAATAGGAGGTGGTATTAATGATAATTACATTTCAACCTGTATCAACAGGTAATGATGCAATAGATATTGTTTTTTATTCAATTTTATTAGTATTACTAACATTTGCACTTGCAGTAGGTGTTGTTTGGTTGTTGTATGAATTAACTGGAAATGTAGAGGATGGTGAAGATAATGAAGAAGAAAGAAATTAAAGAATTAGATAAGAATGTATTAAAGTTTAAAAAAGAATTAAAAGAAATAGGTGTAAAAGATAAAACTATTGAACTTGTTATGAAAGATATACAAGAATATCAAGAAGAACAAACAATTAAAATGCTAAAAGAAATACAACAAAGAATGTTTGGAGTATTAAAAGAAAAAGAAAGAGGTTAATATGAAACTGAAACATTTAATAATAGGACTAATAATAATCATAATATTAATATTTACAAATGTAATTTATAAAAATATACAAATGTCAAGAACTGAGTTTAAAAATACATATTTTAATGGATCAACTCAATATATGAAAAAGAAAAAAGCAAAAAAGAAAAAGACTAAAAAGAAAAAAGCAAAAAAGAGCAAGAAAAAAGTAGTTAAATATAAAACTACAAAAGTAGCAACTGCTAGTTATAGTACATATCAACAATATGCTCAAAGTTATGGTGGTTATGATAGTACACAAATGAACTGCTTAATTAATTTATGGAATAGAGAAAGTGGATGGAACCCAAATGCCAAGAATAGAAGTTCTGGTGCATGTGGTATTCCTCAGGCATTACCATGCAGCAAGATTAAAAAACAACAAGGATCAAATGATTGGAAAGCACAAATAAGATGGGGAATAAACTATGTAAATTATAGATATGGTAGTCCATGTAATGCTTGGAAGAACTTTCAAAAGAAAGGGTGGTATTAATGAATAATTTATTTAATCCAACTGATTATGATTATATTATAGGTAGAACAATAAGAGAGGAATATCTTAATGATGAAGATTTATATGTTGATATGAGTTTAGAAGATTTACAACAAATGAGAGAACATATAATAACTACGATCAATAATAATCTCATTTGGTATTACTTAACTTGTGATGCTATCAGAATAAAAGAAAACCAAGAAAAGAGGAAACAAAAATAAAGTATGAGTAAAGAAACAATTAAATATATAATACTAGGTTTAGGTATAACAACAATTACAATATGTCTTGGTATTACCATTGCTTGTTATATATTAACTATTATTTAGGAGGTAAAAATGAGAATAGTAAAAGGTGAAGAAAAAACATATGAAATAGAAATACCTGATGGCAAAAAAATAAAATTATGGTTTATAGGTAAACAATTAGAAATATTATTAAAAGCATACAATATACCATATAAAATAGTTAAGAGGTAAATAGTTATGGATGTAATATTGGCCTATTTAATAGTATCAGGTGTTATTATTGGTATGGGTGGTGCTGTTATATTACTCATATATTTTGAAAGTGATACTATAAGAGAAATATTAAAGAAAAATAAGAGGTAGAAGATGAATAAAAAAGCAATAGAGTATATAAATAAATTAAAAAATAGTGAGTGGTATATTAAGAGTTATACAATAATAGAAGAAATGAGTAATATATTTGAGGGTAAAGATGGAAGTAAATGATTATAAAAACTTATGGAGTACATTAAAGAAGTTTTTAAAGAATTGTTATGAAGATACTGATCCTGATAAAGAAGTAAATGAAAGTATTATATATCTTGACTTATTAGAATATATGAAATTATTAGAAATTGGTGATATAGATGAATGAAGAATATTTATCAATGGAAACAGTAGAAAAACTTGCAAAATTAAATGAATTAGAAAAAATATTTAATGATCTAAAAGAATATATAGAATATGCTTTAAATAATCCATTTGTTGATGAAAGAGAAGCATTAAAAATAATATTAAATAAAATGGAAGTATATATAAAAAATAGGGTAGATTTTAATAAAAAGTATTCTACATAAAAAACAATGCTTAAAACCTTATAAATAAAGGGTTAAAGTAGATTTTACGAGTTGCAATATAATGTATAGGTAATGTTGCATAGAGAATAGGAGGTAGTAATGAGTGAAAAAAAGTTTACAGAAGATGATGCAAGATTATTAGGATTATTGGATGATCCACCTAAAACAGTATTAAAAAAAGTAATACATAAATACATTCATATTCCTATTGATAGAAAATATCTAGGAATGACACAAAAAGAAAGAGATGCTGCCAAAAAGGTTTCAAAAAGAAAATAATTAAGGAGTTTAATATGATATATAAAACTTATGAAGAATATAAAAATAGATATTCTGAAACTCAAATGCAATACAATGCAATTCTTAATGAAAAAGAAGAATTATTTTCTATTACTCAACCACAAGCAGTTAAGTTTGATAAAGAAAGAGTTAATGGTGGTAATCCAGTAAATACATTTGATGAATATCTTATAAAGAAAGAAAAGAAGAACATAGATCAAAGATTAATTGAAATAAAATCTATACTTGATGATAGAAAGATATTATTAGAACTAAAAGAAGATGAATTAAGACATTCTAGGAACATCCAAGATAGGATTTATACATATAGGTATCTAGATAGGAAGAAGATTAAAAATATTGCCTTATTAATTCCTTGTGGAGATGCAACAGTATATAGAGAATTAAAGAAGATTAGAAGAAGTATAAAATAGGAGGAAATTATGGAAAATAAAAAACAATGGTTTAAATTAGAAAATATTGAAGTAAATATAGAAAATGATGTAAACAATTTTGATGAGTTAAGAAAAGAATTAAAATATGCAGATAAAATAGGTAATAATTCATGGAGATTATCTTATATAAAAATAAATGCTACATTAACATTTATGGGTAAATTAAATACACCAAATGGTGAAGTTGATACTGATTTTACTTACTATATTAAAACAAATTATCAAGATATGAAAGAACAAGCAAAAATAACAATTTATGAACAAACATTTACAGGATTAGATGAGGCAGTAACTATTAGGTTTAGTAGTGGTTCAATTATAAGTAAAATTGTATTTGGAGATATAGAAAAATGCTATACACAATTAAAAGAAGAAGTTGTTAAACAAATAAAAGAATATAATGAAAAAGTTGTTAAGTTTAATGAAGAAATTGAAAAACTAAAAGAAAAAGAAGAAACTGAAAATTAAATTACACATTATTTAAATGAAATTAATAATGTACTTATACATAAAACAAAAGATAATTGCATCAGAATGTGGTGTGTTAGAAAATTAAGAAAGTGAGGTGAGTGGAATGGAATATAAAGAAAGATTACTTAATGAATTATTAGAATTAACAAAAAAGATTACCAAATTAGATGATTACCTAAATGGTAATAATACTAATGATAAAGAAAAACAAGAGTTAATGATTAATCAATTAGATATAATGTTTGCTTATCGTGATGTATTAGAAAAAAGAGTTATTTTAGAAATGAATTAAAACTTGATAGAAAATGATAGAAAATTAGTGAGATAATAATATTGTGATAATATTAAGTAAATATTGTTACAACCTCTTATAGTTATATGTGCTGCTAATAGGCAGCACCTAGTGATGTGTGCAAATAAAAATCCTAGTAATAATAGTGTTCTTTTCATATATTCACCCAAAAATCTTTAAAGTCGCACATCATTAAGTGGTGCTTATTAAAGCATTAAGAAGAACTAGAAATAGTTCTTTTTTTGTTGGGAAGGAGAGATTTATATGAGTAATAAAGTTTATGACATTATGAAGTATGCTTTATTAGTTGTAGTTCCTGCAATAGTTACATTAATTGTAGGTTTAGGTGCATTATATGGATTTGAAACTGATTTAATAGTTGGAACTATAACATTAATAGCAACATTTCTAGGTACTTGTTTAAAAATATCTAGTGATAATTATTATGCAAAGAAAGAAGGTAAATAATTATGATTAATGAAGAATTAAAAAAAGAAATATTTGAAGTTGATGAAGAAGAAGATTTAGATCAAGGTATTGAACAAGATAATGTTGATGATGGTGAAGATATAGAAATTATTGAAGCAGGTGAAGAAGATGATAAGGAAGAGTAAACCTGAAAAAGGTAATAA